AAGGCAAGTGAATACACTAGCCTTGCAGAGAGTAAAGGATACCAACCTTCACAAAAACTGAAAGTTGAGCCTATGACTCTTAAAGCACTGTACAGAGAGCGAGTTGAAGCAAAGCAAGACCTGCCTTCTGAACATTTTAACCTGTTCAAGGGAAACAGAACAAAAATAACAAGGAGCAAATAACATGTCACAAGAGACAAGAGACGTTACTACAAAAAAAGAAGGTAACTTACCAGCAACACTCAATTTCATTGAGGATGCTGGAGCAGGACTTGAGAATATAGATAAAGACGATTTAGCTTTACCATTTCTTAAGTTATTACAAACAGGTTCGGATGAGACTAAAAAGAAACATGCGAACTATGTTGAAGGAGCAGAAGCAGGAATGTTCTACAATACAGTCACTAAAAAACTGTATAGTGGAGAAAAAGGTATTGAAGTAATACCTTGTTTTTATAAATTAACATTTCCTGAATGGGCACCTTTCGAACGTAAGGAAGGTAGACCTGTCAGTCCTGATAGAGGTCCTGAAATTTTAGCTAAAACTAAAAAGGATTCTACAGGAAAAGATGTTTTAGAGAATGGTAATCAAATTCTCAAGACAGCAAATCACTTTGTCATCATCAATGGAGAGAAACCAGAGAAAGCTTTAATGGCTATGAAATCTACTCAGTTAAAAGTGAGTAGAAACTGGAACTCTTTGATGCAAGATCAAATTGAAACTGATCCTAAAACAAATAAAAACGTTCCTGCACCAATGTTTTCTAGAGTTTATAAATTAAACTCTGTTGAGAACTCTGGTAGTTTTACTTGGCACGGATACAAAGTATCCTTGTTAAGAAAAGTGGATAATGCTTCCATCTATCAGATGGCAAAAGACTTCCATAATTCTTTAAAAGCAAGTAGCGCCAAAGCCGAAACAAAAGAAGAATCTAATTATTAGATTCCTCTAGTTTTAGAGGATAGGGGCAGGAAAGCGAGAGTGGAACTGCCCCGACCCGGGATCATTATGGAAAAAGAATTTATAGAATTATTTAAAGGATATGAAGGTGACTTCGGCATGGCCGATATGGCCAACACTGCACTCGATTCAGAAAAAAATAAAATTAAACCCAATTATGAATGGGCAGGGCGTCCCGTCACCGATACAGATTACAAAAATCATTTATTAGGAAAAAAATCAATTGGCATTCAACCATGTCGAATAGACAGCACTGTCCAATTTGGGTGTATTGATATTGATCCACCAGATTATGGATCATTTAAAGTAGAAAATTATTTAGCACTCTTTCAACAATATAAATTACCTTTAGTTCCTATACTTTCTAAAAGTGGTGGACTTCATTGTTATATATTTTTAACAGAACCTATTCCAACTATTGATTTAATAGAGGCTTTAAAAGCTTTTCTATTACCACTAGGATTAAAACCTACTACTGAGGTTTTTCCTAAACAGAAAGAATTACAGAAGGATGATAAAGGAGACATAAAACCAGGAAACTTCATTAATTTACCTTATTATAATAATGGGGGATCCAATCGTTATGCGATAGATAAGAATAATTCTAAACTATCAATAGAACAATTTATAAAATTTGCCAATGAATCTAAAATTGATAAGGAAACTTTAGATAAATTAGTAGAAGAAACTCACAGAAATATTTTACTAGGAACCAATCCAGAATTTGAAGATGGCCCACCTTGTTTAGCTTTATGTTCTAAGGTTAAACTAGATGATGGGAGAGATCGGTTTATGTATAACTACATGGTCTTTGCTAAAAAGAAATATAAAGATAAATGGCCTGATCAAGTATCTCAAGCAAACTATAATTATCTAACCACTCCATGGGATAAATCAAAACTAGATTCAAAAATAAAAGCATGGAAGGGAGAAACAGCAGGTCATACTTGCTATGAAGATCCAATTAAAGACAAATGTATGCGAAGTCTTTGTTACAAAAGACCATTCGGAATTAAATCAGATTCTAATTCTGTGTTTCCAGAAGTTCAAGACTTTGAAATGATTAGTTATTCAGAACCAGAATATAGGTTTAATGTTATCATGCCTAACGATGATAAATTTCAAGTCATTGTATCTAATACTAAATTAATGACCACCCAAAAAGAAGTTCTTAATTTAATATGGCAACAAACCGGAACAATGTTCGAACCATTGAAACCCAAAGACTTTAGAGCAAAATTAAATGAATGGAGAAGAAATGGTCAAAAAATTAAGCCACCTAAAGGAACTCAAATAGAAGATAGACTAGAAGAAGAACTATATCAATACTGTATCAATGGTCCACAGGCTCAAGAAAGAAATCAAATTCATAATGGATCTTGTTTTACAGAAGAAGGATTTCATTACTTTAGATTTAATTCCTTCCTTGAACATCTCGGAAGTAGTTGGAAAATACCAGAAGAAAAAATTGCACAAAAATTAAAAGATAGATGTTTTGTAGAATTTGATCATTCATTAAATGTTGATGGTAAAACTCTTAAGGTATGTAAAGTCAAACAACTACACATTCATAAAATAGAATACAAACCCGTCGAAAGAAAAGGAACTAATTATTAATGCGCTATAAAGTAATAGGACCCCCAGGCACAGGAAAAACAAGACGACTCTTAAATGAAGTACACAAATATGTTCAACAAGGTACTCCATTAGACCAGATAGGATATTTTGCATTCACGCGTAAGGCTGCAGGTGAAGCTAGAGATAGATTCCTGGCAAAGAATGAGCATTTAACTAAAAAAGATATAAAATATTTTCAAACTCTTCACTCTTTGGCATTTAATACTCTTGGATTAAAAGAAGAAAATGTTATGCAAGAAGGAAACTACAAAGCCATTGGCGAAACATGCGGCATTCAAATTAAATATGCAGCCTACGAAACTAATAATTTTAATGGAATCTTTTCATCCAACAGTGAATATTTAAGTCTCATTAACTTAGCCAGAGTGAAACAAATTCCTGCAGAACAACAATTTGATTTAAATGAACACTTAACTTGGATCACTAGAAGAAAACTTACAGCCATTGAAAAAGAAATAAATAATTATAAACATACGCATGGTCTAATTGATTTTACCGACATGGTTCAAAAATTTTTAGACAAAGGAAAGTCACCTACATTTAAAGTTATATTTGTTGATGAAGCACAGGATCTATCTTTAATTCAATGGTCGATGATTAAAAAAATTGAAGAAGAAACTCAATGTGACGTATGGGTAGCCGGCGATGATGATCAAGCTATCTTTGGATGGGCTGGAGCTGATGTTAATTCATTTATTAAATGGCAAGCTAGAAACATTGCATTAACAAAATCTGAAAGAGTACCTCGTTTAATTCAAACGAAAGCTTTAAATATTATTCAACGGATTTATGTTAACAGAATACCTAAAGATTATTCACCGAAAGACGCTGAAGGAAATATTTACCAACGATATAAAATAAATGACATTGATATGACTAAAGGAGACTGGTTAATCCTAACTAGAACCAAATCATTATGGAAACCAATTCCTCCCTTTCTAAAAAGAAGAGGATTATATTTTAATACCGTAGAGGGAAATAGTATTGGAAAAACTTTATATGAAGATATTCAAACCTGGACCGAATTTCAACAAGGACTCGCTCCTCCAGATATTAAACGACAACGACTAGAAGAACTTACCGGAGAAACAAATTTTAATATTAATCTTAGTTGGGACCACGCTTTTAAAAATGTTGCACTTACTAAACGAGAATACATGAGAGCAATGATACAAAATGAAGAAGATTTATCTAAACCTCCGAGAATAAAAGTTTCCACGATTCATGGAGCTAAAGGTGGAGAGGCAACTAATGTAGTTTTATTTTTAAATCAAACGGCGAATACTATCAAAGGTTCTAAAAAATCTCAAGCAAAAGAAGAAGAAGAATACAGAGTTTGGTACGTAGGAGTAACCCGAACTATAGAAAATTTATATTTAATAAAATGTAAAAACAGATTGAAAGAATTTAAAATATGATACACCCTTATGCTGAAAGTAGAAA